TGTTTACAAAACTATATTTAAAAGTCTCGGTATACAAGATTATCTCGCGCTCACAGCACTCGCGGGTAAAGTCCTCGCGAGACAATCGAGATACAAATCCATATCACTCAAAGACGCCATTGGGTCTCTCACGGAATCGGGTGAACGACTCATACGCACACTCACGTTTATCATGGACGGTGTTGATTGGGAAACCATGTCGGCATACGAGTTCGTGAATAACTTCGATCACGTGGGACTCTCGAAACAATACACTCAACGTGTTTCCGGTAAAGTCATGTGTGACGCCATGCAGACTGCGCTCTTAGAAAAGGGTGTGACGTTCATGTTTAATACACAATTAGACACAGTTGAATATCCTGAAGATGGATACGTCGCGACTTTCACGGATGGTGTCAAAATAAACGATGGTCTCCTCGTGTTATGTGTGGATAACAGTAAAGCACTTGGGCTCATCGGTGACAATTGGGGTCCGGATGCGACAAAGAAGATAGGTCCAAGTACATACGGGTGTATTAATGTGTTACTCGACTACGACGAACCAGTCACGATACCATCCGACCTCGAGGTCGGTATGAATACGGTGCACACACTTCAACCCGTGGTATTGTCCGACGGTAAGACTATCTCGTGTGTGATATGTGACCTCACGGATGAAGTGTTAGCCATGAATCCAGACACACTCAAAGCGGAAGTCATACGAGAACTCAATCTCCCCGAACCAACACGTGCGAGAATCGGGTGGGGTGCCGAATGGAAAGAGAATACATGGAAGTTTGAACAATCATCGGGTGTTTTGAGTTTGCATGGACAAGTACCTTTCTTCGGTAAAAGTAAACACGTAGCGTTGTGTGGCATGATGTCTCCTAGAAACACACCTTACTCGAGCATAGAAGCTGCGGTAGAGGTTGGTCGGTCATTCTGTAAGCAAGAATTTGACACGAGGGGGCCTTTACAACCTATACGAGTCACACTCGTGCTATTCGTACTTATAGCTTTAATTCTAATAACTATATATACCAGGAAATCATGATTCCTATGGATTGTGAAGTGTATGAACCCATGTACGAATATAACGATAAAAAGTACATGCGTGTGATAGTGAATGATAGAACACGTGATTACATACACGGACTTCAAGACAGTAAATCTAAATTCATCATGAACAAACAAAAAGTCGACGACCCACTCGAGGGAAATATTTTAACAATCAAAGTACCATTCAGATACAGACGCGTGATGTGTACCGTCGAAGGTGACACACCCGTGCAATCTCTAGCTAAGGGTGACAAAGTCAAAATATTAGCAAATTTTAGTGGCGCGTGGAACGTCGCAAATCATAGTGGATATGCCTGGGTCATTAAGACGATTCAGACACCTCCTTTTCCTCTTCCTTCTTCTCTGGAATATCAATCTCTTCCAAACCGTTCTCCTTGAATCCCAAAAACACGCGGAGACTTCCCTGAAGCCTGTGAAGCTCTTGGTAAGTCGCCTCGATGGCTTCTTGGATCTTCTTAATGTTTTCTTCAACGTTCAACTTTGGCATCTCGTATGTACTCTATTAAAGTTTCCAATCTTTAATACAGTAGTATGCTCACAAGGAGTGGATACATAATTAATAGTCCTCCACCCGAAATAAAAAAGGAGCTCACGGTAAGAGCCGTAGTAAACGATGACTTCGGATTCCCTCCACCACCTTTTAAGGTATTTAGACCAACTAAGAACGGAATCTGCGTTCCAAGATACTATGGAGTTAGTAAAATGGGGGAACCTCATGACGACAAAAGACCAGAACCCATTCGAATCAATATACGCTTCAATGGAACGCTCCGAGACGCCACCCATCAGAACGCCGCACTTGCTGCGGCTATTGATGCAGGTCATGGAGTCCTCAGCCTTCCGTGTGGGTATGGTAAGACCACTGTTTCGTTAGCCATCGCGTGTAAACTAGGATACAGAACTATGATTGTCGTGCACAAGGAATTCCTCGCGAATCAATGGGAGGAACGAATCAAACAGTTTTGTCCGGGTGCCACCATAGGTCGAGTTCAACAAAACAAAAAGGATGTCGATTGCGATTTCGTCATCGCCATGTTACAATCGCTTTCACTCAAAGAATATTCATTCGGTGATTTCGATAGTGTGGGTACACTAATAGTCGACGAAGCACATCACATATGCGCCAAGGTGTTTAGTCAATCTCTGTTTAAGATGTGTCCCAAACACATATTTGGTTTATCGGCGACACCGAATAGAAAAGATGGACTCACGAAAGTGCTTCACTGGTTTATGGGTCCCACATTTTTTGCGGTAGAAAGAGAGAATCAACAACAGGTCGAAGTGTTTCCTATAGAGTTTGAGTGTGCGCGGTTCAGAGACCCACCCCCGTGTACGCGTTTCGGTAAATTGTCACTGTCGACCATGATTACAGAACTTACGGAGATGCGCGAACGTAATACGATGCTCGTCAATCTCATCAAAAGAATCGCTAAAAGTACACGACAGATACTCGTATTGAGCGACAGGCGACATCACTGTATGTTTTTACACGAATGTTTCCCCAAGACATCTGGGTTATACATGGGAGGTATGAAGGAGGCTGACCTCACTGCATCGAGTACAAAACAGATCATATGCGCGACATTTAGTCAGGCACACGAGGGCTTGGATATACCTTCTCTCGACACAGTCATTCTCGCAACACCCAAATCGGATATAGTTCAATCCATTGGGCGTGTCATGCGCGAGACCAAAGGTAAAAAGAACAACCCAAACATATATGACATATTCGATCAATGGTCTGTGTGTCACGCTATGTATAACAAACGTCTTCGCGTGTACAAACAGGGTGGTTTCAAAATGCCTAAGATGAAAGAGGAGGAACCCGATGTATTTTCGCGAGGAGAGTGTCTGATAAAATTGTAGTGTAATTACAAGATGCCGTGTAGCACAGATGATAGGTCTCATCGAAAATACTACAAGCGAATAGATGATATACCACATCTCACATTAGAAGACGTTACACTTGCTGGTAATACTACAACGGAGGGTATAAATATAGATGGTTCCATAGATATAAATGGCTATTTCATAGGTGACGCATCAAAAATAACAAACTTTCAATACTTCACATTCATGACACTCGATGACGTCGTGACAAACGGTAACACTACCAATCGTGGTGCATATTTTAATGGTGATCTGGAAGCATCTGGATATTTGTTAGGTGATGCGACGTACATTACGAATTTACCTTATGTGACGGGTCCAAGTGGATTAACACTCGACGATGTTGTCGTGAATGGGAATACAGTGACTGTAAGTGGTGCATATTTTGGTGGAGACTTGGAGGCATCTGGGTATTTAATTGGGGATGGAACATACATAACCAATGCCGTCGACCAAACACTCGATTTTAATGACATAGTTACCACTAATAACGTATCTAGTGTAGGCGCTGTGTTTGGTGGTGATGTGACCGCATCAGGCTTTTTAATAGGCGATGGCTCTTTACTAACCAATTTACCTATAAATACACTTCAAGAGGTCACTACATCGGGTTCATCGACAAATAGATTCATAACATTCACAAACGGTGTGACCTCATTTGAAGCGATTGGGAATGTGGTTGTTACAGGAAATGTGACGTGTTCTAAACTTATCGGAAATGGTGAGTTTTTGGGTGGTGTGGCCAACACGTACGAATTATCGGTGCTCAGTTCGAGTATATCAAGTGCCGAAAATAAGAAGATAATCACAAACACGAGTGGACTCACGGATGTCACAAAGGGTGATTTACTCACATCTACGGCAAACGGTGTGTTAGGTAAGTTGTCCATAGGTTCAAATGGACAGCTTCTGTTAGCGGATACGACCACATCACTTCCAAAATGGGAAACAATCACGAATATATTGGATATAGGGTTAAGGACTAATGACCTTGAGAATGAATTTATATTTACCAACTCACCAAACTTGACTTCACTCACAACCGGTGACATATTGTACGGATACGATGCGAATGACATAAGAAAACTCGCAAGAGAAACGACGGCGGATAACACA